AGGAGATACAGGTTCTCAAGGAACCACAGGATCTACAGGTCCTGCAGGTAGCACTGGCCCACAAGGTACTACAGGATCTACAGGTCCTGCAGGTAGCACTGGCCCACAAGGTACTACAGGATCTACAGGTCCTGCAGGTAGCACTGGTCCTACAGGTCCTCAAGGAACAACAGGTTCTACAGGTAGCACTGGTCCTACTGGTCCTCAAGGTACACAAGGTAGGCAAGGTAGACAAGGAACAACAGGTTCTACAGGTGGCACTGGCCCAACAGGTCCTCAAGGAACAACAGGTTCTACAGGTAGCACTGGTCCTACAGGTCCTCAAGGTACACAAGGTAGGCAAGGAACAACAGGTTCTACAGGTGGCACTGGCCCTACAGGTCCTACAGGTCCTCAAGGAACAACAGGTTCTACAGGTGGCACTGGTCCTACAGGTCCTACAGGTCCTCAAGGTACACAAGGTACACAAGGTACACAAGGTACTACAGGACCTGGTAATTCTATTACAGTATCTTCAACAACTGATTCAACAACATATCCAGTTCTTGTGGGTTCTTCCACTGCAGGAACCAAAACACCTCTTGTAGGAAATCTTTTCGAATTCAACGAATCGGTTGGTGATTTTGAAGCTAATCGTTACTTATATGCTGGTTCTACAACTAGTGGTCGTATTAGTATTGGTCAAGGTAATGTAAAAATTAAAGCACTCTCAGGTGCTACAACATCAACACCAATTCAATTTGAAACTGAAGCCAGTACCATTAGAGGTTCTATTTCTTGGGATGGTACTTACATATACTTTAATAGTGGTACAAGTAGGTCAATCGGTCTATTCCCTTCTAGTGGTCAATCAGTTATTTCAAACGCAGTTTTTGCTCCTGCGGTTGATAACTCTTATACTTGTGGTGCTAATGGTTTTAGATGGACTCAAATATGGGCAACCAACGGAACAATTCAAACATCAGACCAAAGATTAAAAAATACAATTACTTCAAGTAATCTTGGATTGAACTTTATCACTAGATTGAATCCGGTTTCGTATAAGTGGAATGAAGGTAAAAGAATACCCACATATGATGATGATGGAAAAGCAGTTATGGATGATAATGGAAATGTTACTTCAACTTCAATAGCAGGTGTGAGAACTCATTATGGTCTAATTGCACAAGAAGTTAAATCAACATTAGATGAACTTGGAATTGAAGACTTTGCTGGTTGGATCCTTTCAGATTTAAGTGATTCTAATTCTGAACAAGGTCTTAATTATGGACAGTTCATTTCTCCATTGATTAAAGCGATTCAAGAACAACAAACAACCATCGAATCACTTACATCAAGAATCGAAGCACTTGAAGGTTCTTAAACCACTTCATAAACCGTCTACAAGAACCCTCACAGTCTTCTGTGGGGGTTTTATAGTATCTGAGTCCTATCATTCTCTGAGAGGTCTCTATGGTCGTCTGTGAGGGTTCTAATCATTCTCTTGACAAGTATCATTATCATGAGTAGAATACCTTTGTTAGGGATGATAAGAATGGCTTTGCGTTATTGTTAGTAACCTCTAAAGTTCTCCTGTAATGTATCCAACTGACTATGAAACCTAAATTCATTTGTGTTCAACCAAAATCAAGTAAAGCAAAGAACAGATTTGCTAACTTGATGTATAATCTACATTCGTGTAGAATTGAACAAGAAGATGGTGATAAGATTTTTCTTTCATCTATCACTGGTAAATACCACTTCTGGATGAACAAAACCAACGATGAAAACTGGACGGTAATCAAATGACCATTTCATACAACAAAACTTGGGAAGTAATGAATGGTTTAGAAGAATCATTCAATCGAATCTCAGCTATAGAGTTTATGATTGAACAACTGGGAGAAGCAGTTGATAACGAAGATCAACGATCAGTGATTAATTTGACTCGTGCTCTTCAAAGTTTCATGCCTGTTTATGTTAATCAGTATGAAAAAGCATCACAACGAGCATGGAACAACACTGTTGGTGAAGTTCGTAAACTAGATAATCCTTATCATAGTTACGAAACTGAAGATTTTGAAGTTGATTATGAAGAACTTCAAAAGTTCTTTGAAGATGACATCACTGAACCAACTCCTGAACCAACTCCTGAACAAGAATGATTAACCATCGTATCTTTGAACACATTGAGCCTCAAGATGTTGAGGCTTTTCTTGAAGATTGTTCCAATGAAGCCAATAAACTTGGAATCAATCTTGAACATTACATTGAGGAATATGTAATCATCGAGGAAATTACTCATGACTAAAGTTCAAGACATTATTATTTCACTCAATCAAATTGAAAATTTGGTAAAACTTCTTGAAGACAATCCACAAAAAACATTTCTTTACAATCAATTGATTCCTGTGAAGTATGAACTTCAGAGACAACTTCAAAGTACAAAAAAAGAAGTTGACATTGATTGATTTTTAAGTTAGAGTTAGATTGTAATTTCTTTTACTGATGAAACACCTTTTTGTTGTTAACCATTTTGTTCCATTTCCAATTTCCGAATATGGAGGAATTTGGACTGTAATTGCTAAAGATGAGGAAGAATGTTTTGATCTAATTTCACATCATGATGATGCATTTAACTTTGAGTTTTATGGAAAATTAAGGGAAAATATCAAAAAATCCCCTAAATATTCTCTGGTTGATGAACTAGAATCAAAAATCGTAACCTCATTCCTTACCTAATATGGAAAGCACAAGAGCAATGTCCATCATTCAACAACTTCACTTTCATGTTGCAGAGTTGGAAGAAAAAATTGTGTCACAAAAAGAGGAGATTTTAGAACTTGAAAATCTTATCAAATTACTTCGAGCAGATATGCCAGACAATAAGGAGTTCGATGAATGACTGAAAAGGAAAAACTTGCTCTTGGTTTAATGATTGAGAGTGTTTTGAAACCTGATACAAAACTTCGAAGTTGTGCATTCAATCAAGGATGTTATGATGAGTTGATGGAGTGGAGGAAGAAAATTCTGAATCTACTCTATCAACACGAAGTTCATGAAAATTCTTTTGATAATCGATGAAATTTCCTTTCAAAGCTCCTCTAAACTATGAATATTGGACAGATGATTATTCTGAAACCATTACAAGAGTATGGATAAAGAATAAAACAATGGAGTTTACTTTTGGTGATGAAAAACACCCAAGTTCTGTTTGGGGATTTTGGGATAAAAAGAAAAAAGTTTTTTTGTCACCAATTAATCATAAAAAACCTGGCAAAGTTGTAGATATTGAAAATTGCACTCCATATTCTGCAATGCAACTTAATCTGAATCCACTGATGTCAGCTTTTAACTCATGACAAAATACGAGCCAGAAGTAAATGATTATGTTCATTGGAGACAACATCAAGGATGGGTTTATTTTAAGGATGAAGAATATATCACCATTGAAATTGGTGTCAAAGAAAAACCACATTGTGAATATGTAAAAAATAGTTTACATTGTAAAGACCACATTTTGATTGTTTGTCAAAATTGGTATTGGCATGAACTTAAATATGTAAGATCAAGAAATTCAATTTATGAGGAACAATGAAATCATCCGATATAGAGTTGTCAACAACATATAGACAATTTGCCTTTGAAAAAATCTCAAGAGAGATTGAGAGTTGTAATGATATTGTAATTCTAAAAGAAGCTCTTCGTTCTTACGTTAAATTGTTTTTCAAACAACAGGAAACATTATCAAGTATTGATGATTATAATGTAAACATTGGTGGTGATGTTCCTCCAGAATTTGATGACCCTTTGATGTAAAAAAATGAAAAAAACTTTATTTGGAATTGGTATTTTATTGGCATCTTTATCGATGCCAACAATTAGTAGTGCAAATAATCAAAATGATTTTCAACAGAACCCACTTGAATATCCTAATGATTACTATTCTATGCATTCGTTGGGTTGTTTACTTCTCCAAGAATGTAAAGGTGGTATTACAAAAGTTACCTCACAGTCGGATCTGGAAAATTATTATGATTATACCATTAATGTTGGGGAAGAACTTAATCAGATGTTTAAGTCTTTCAACAAGTTAGGAATCGAAGTTTATATTGCACCTGAGGAATATTTCCCTGTTGGGCATCGTGGTGTTTATCATACGGTTTCAAATAATTTTTATTTGAATGAAAGATATATGTCTAAACCTCATGTTTTGATGTCTGTAATTAGGCATGAAGGTTGGCATGCTGCTCAAGATTGTATGGCTGGAAGTTTAGATAATACTTTTATTGCAGTCATTAAAAACGACAATGAAATTCCTCAGTTATGGAAAGACATTGCAAAAAACACATATCCTTCAAGTGCACTTCCTTGGGAACAAGAAGCGATGTGGGCAGGTAAAGTGGAAAATATGACTGCAAATGCTCTAAAAGCATGTGAAACTGGTGCTATGTGGGACCAACCTGGATACTCTCCCACACCATTAACTAAAAAGTTTTTAATTGACAAAGGTTATATTAAGGAGTAATGTGGAGAATTTGGTGTTACGCCTTAGGCAAAAAGGAAGGTAGAGATGATAAAGATGCAGATAAGATTGCATTTGTCAGAACCATAATTATGGTTCAGTTAGTAATCACTAACATGTTTATCATTTCTGGTAACATAAAATACTTATGGTTTGATAATTTACCTAGATGTATTATACATAGTCAAAATGTGACACTTTCTGAAGTGTCCACGACCCCTTGACTTCTAGGTTATTATCCAATATATTATCAAAGTAGTCACCAGGAGTTCAACCATGTCCTTCACTTACATTCCACAAAAGTCAAAGTATCGAGTTACTCTTGAAATTGATGCAATGGATGATTTCAACCCTCATCAAATTGATTGGGAAAAAATTCTTGACCTTCAAGGTTCTGAAAAAGTTGAATCTTATGTAGAGGATCTGAGCACTCCTGATTTCTGGTAATTTACTATGAACACTATCACTATTCAAAATCCTATGTTTGATGAAATTAAGGATCTTCCTGGTGAGATCTTCGACATTGATGAATCTGTTTTTGATGACATTGAAAGTGAAGTCATTACAGATGACTGGTCAAATGTGATTGAAGTTGATTTCAATCAAGACTGATAAAAACAAGAGGAGAACTAAATAGATCTAGGTTTAGTTCTCCTCCAATGAAAACTTTTTCACAATTTATGATCGAAGCAAATTATGATCCTGAAATTCAGGGTCGTAGTCAAATTCGTAAATCTGGAGAAGGTGGAAGATTATATCCTTCAAAGAAAAAAACTGAACCTGAAATCCGCAGAATGAAAGCGGTTGGTGGCGGGAAAATGGAACCGGTAAAATATAAAGATAGAAAAGATATTGGTCAACAAAAACCAAAAAGTCAAACTCAACAACAACCTCAACAAGAAAGAGGTAGTAAAGAAGTCAAACAAACATACGCAGATAAGATAAAAGCTGAAAGAAGAGCTGCAGCAAAAGCAAGAGCAGCAGCTAAGAAATCTGGTGGTGAAGTTCAGAAACCTAAAACATCTTCAAAGGAGACTGAAAAACAAGCTACAAAACTCCTGAGTACAAAGAAACCTGAGAAGAAAGTATCACCTAACTATAAACCCCAGAAAGCGTCAGGATATACACGTCAGGAACGCATGAAGATTACTCGTGCTGGTGAAAGAGAACTCTCCAAAGAGTTCAAGAGACAAGAGTTAGGTAAAGTTGAGAAAGAAACTGGTAAAAAGGCAACTGGTAAGTTGAAGACTATTGCTCTCGCTCGTGCACATCAAAGAATGAGTACATGATTTGAATTAAAGTTAGTAACCTCCAAAGTTCTTCTATAGTGTAACCACCACTAAATCATGACCACATCACAAATTCTTCCCGAAGTTAATCAAGAATATGACATTGACCTAAAAGATGAGATGGATGTTGAACACTTCGTTGATAACTATGGTTTCTACAAGATCGCTGATGTAGATCTGAAGGATATTAATAGGTTCATCAAAAACCCAGAAGTGAATCCTATTGAATACATTCCTGTCAAAGGGTTAGAAGAAAAATACAATGAATACCGCGAATTGATTTATATCATCGCCATTGATGGTAAAGTTGCAAAGATTGGTGGAACATATGTTGGTATGAAAGGACGCCATCAGTCATACAATTGTGGCACTAGAAAGGCAAGAAAGAAGGGAACTTGTTCTGTTACTAACTACAACATTACAGAAACCCAATACACCGCATTTATGAACGGTAGCAAGGTGGAATGGTATGTCTTCGATGTTCCTTCCGCAGAGATGGTTATTGATGTCTTCGGAGAGTCTGTTAGGTATAATACAAAGACTTTCTATAAGTATGAATCTTCTCTGTGTGAACGTTATAATACTATGGTGGGTCATTTCCCTCCCCTTTCTGTCAATTCTGGAGTAGAATGAGCAAATCAAGAGAACTAGATAAGTTTTACACCTCTCCTAAGATTGCAGGGGAGTTTGTCGATAAAATCAATGAACTCTTCCCTCTTTCTTCTTATGAACAGGTGATAGAACCTGCAGCAGGGTGTGGGAACATTTTACAATTCCTTCCTGACGGTGCTGTAGGGATGGATATATCACCAGAGAATGATAATATCATCAAACAAGACTTTCTGTCATATGTGAGTGATTCGTCCCCACTCTTTGGATATAAAAGGATATCAGTGGTGACAAATCCACCCTTTGGTAAAGGGTACATGAATCCACTTGCTGTTAAGTTCTTCAACAAATCCGCAGAGTTTGCTGAACTTATTGCGATGATAGTTCCTGCAGTTTGGCATACATCCTGGAAAGTACAGTTTCAATTGGATGATAGGTTTGGATTGTACTATAGTGAAGTTTTGCCCAAGAATAGTTTCTTACTTGATGGTGAGAAATATGATGTGAACTGTTGTATGCAAATCTATTCGAAGGTTCCACACCCAACTATCCCAGATCTTAGGATGAGAAAGAGACCACCAACCAAACATATTGATTTTGATATGTTTTTGACTGGTGATAACGTGCCATCTCGCCCTATTGTTCAGGAACAAATCAGGAACAATGAGTATTGGGACTTTGCAATTAAGTACTGGGGAAATATTTCTATTTGTGAGATTGAGGAAGTTCCAGTAGAATCAACCTCACACTTTTTGATTAAAGCTCACCAACCGTATGTGAGAGACATGATGGAGATTGTTGTTAAGGATTGGAAGAAGTATGTGACAGCAATGGGAGCACCAAATCTTGGTGGCAAATCTAATCTTATCAAAATGTATGAAGAGGTTAAAGTTAGTAACCTCCAAAGTTCTACTGTATTGTAACCACCACTAAATCATGAACAATTCTTCTCAAATCCTTCGTGAACTTCAAGATCTCAAGAAAACTCACAAAGTTCAGGGATTTCGTTATACAAATGAACAACAGGAACGCTATGATGAACTGATGGGTCTTCGTCGGGCTTTCATTCAATACTGGAATGAAAATGGTATGGTCTGGGTTGGTCCTTCTAACGCTGGAAGTAATTTTGAAGAGTGATTGAAAACCTTATCTGAATAAAATTATGAAATTTAACACTAAAAAGTGTGACGTTTTCCAAGACGGAGAACATCTGTTTGAATTCAATCATCAAAGAATTAAATATCTTTCGAAAGATATTTTGAAAAGTTATCAAAAACAACTTGATAAACTTGCAAAAAGATACAAAAAATGTAACAGTAGTTCAAAATTTGAAAGAGCTGAAGACATGGCATCATTGTATTATGAATGGAACGCAACCACTGATGGAAGTATCATTTACATCGTACAATCAAAAGATGATCCAAATACTTTCACCTATGTTGAAACTGGAGATGAACTTTACGTCTGACACTTTCTAAACTGTCCACCACCCCTTGACGGGGGTGGTTTTTTCATGTATATTGATTTTATTGATTGATTTTTGATGACTGTTTCTCTTCGTCCTCACCAGAAAGAAGCTCTTGAAGCCTTGATGAGTAATGATAAAGGACAAATCTTGGTTCCAACTGGTGGCGGTAAGACATTGGTCGGAATTATGGATGCAAAGAAACGATTTGAGTCTGATACTCCTCGGACTATTGTTGTTGTTGCTCCTCGTATTCTGTTGGCAGAACAACTGTCTTCAGAGTATCTGGAACATATTACTAATGCAAATGTTCTTCACGTTCACAGTGGAGAGACTAAACATTTCAGTACCACTAAACCTGAACGGATCAAAATTGCAGTTGATAGTCCAATTTACCAAAATATGGGTGTTCATTTTCATTCTCTAATCTTTACTACTTACAATTCCCTCCATCGTGTTCAGGAGTCTGGAATTGATGTAGATACGATTTACTTTGACGAGGCACATAACAGTGTCAAACGTAACTTCTTCGGTCCTACAGAGTATTTCTCTGGTCATGCAGATCGTTGTTTCTTCTTTACAGCAACTCGTAAGACTTCTGTCACTATTAACAAACCAGGAATGAATGATCGTGAAGTCTATGGTGATGTGATTTCTCGTGTTTCTGCACCTACACTTGTTCAGGGTGGATATATTCTTCCCCCTAAAGTGAAAGTGATTGACATGGAAAAACATTCCACTAAAGCTATCACTCCTGATATTGACAATGATAACATTTTGACCACGATTGATGATATTGGAATCAAAAAGATTCTGGTATGTGTGAAGACCTCTAAACAACTCATCAATCTGTTTCAAACTGACTTTGCAAAGGAGTTGACTCAACGGGGTTATTCTTACCTTTATATCACCTCTCGCACTGGGGCAATTATCGATGGTGTCAAAGTGTCCCGTGAAGAGTTTTTTAATACTCTGAATGCATGGGGAAAAGACAAATCTAAAAAGTTTGTGTGTCTTCACCGATCTATTCTCAGTGAGGGTATCAATGTGTCTGAACTCGAAGCTGTTATCTTCCTTCGTAGCATGAACGCGATTGAGATGCTCCAAACCATTGGCCGTGTCATCAGGGTTGGATCTTCCACCAAGACTTATGGTATGCTATGCGTGCCAGTCTATAACAACGTTGGAGTTTCCACTCAAAAGTCTCTCCAACGTTGTGTGGATATTGTGTTTGAGAAGGGGGAAATGCTTGACAGTGTAACTCGTAAATAATAATGTGGGCAGTCAGTGTGTCTTGGCGGGTAAATTGACGTAAGTCCCACATTATGATAAAATTCTAAATAGTAATGTCATCGCCAAGACACACATGAGAAATTATCAACTCCCTTCACAGGGCAGGTTACAGGAACTTTTCGCCTACCAAGATGGTGAACTTATCTACAAAAAATGTAGAGGAAGACAACCTGCAGGTTCTATTGCAGGGACTAAACATCACACTGGATATTATCAAATATCTGTGGATAAGAAGATATATTTGAAGCACAGATTGGTGTATCAGTATCATTATGGTGACTTAGAACAGGAACAACAAATAGACCATATTGATAGAAACAAAAGTAATAACAGAATAGAAAACTTACGAGCAGTTGACCAAACACAGAATAACTACAATACTAGAACAAGAAAGAATAACGAATTAGGTGTCAGAGGTGTGTCAACCAAAGCAAAGTCAGGTAAATATTACTCTCGTATCACACATAAAGGCAAAATTGAATATTTGGGAATATATGATACTATTGAAGAAGCCCAACAAGCATACGTAAAAAGATATAATGACCTTCAATAATTCTCACATTCTTGACCCTAATCCAGGAGTGATTGGGTTTGTTGTTGACAATGGAAAGTATGCAGCAATTCCTATTGTTGGGAATGACAAAAAACTTATGGTCATTTACAACGACTGTAAAAGCATGAAGGTGTGTAGAAACAAACAATCTGCAATAAACTTCATCGAGAAGGAGAGAAAACGAAAGAATAAAAGTTAGTAACCTCTAAAGTTCTTCTATAGTGTAACCACTTCTTTTTTATCATGGCTCGTTACAAAGTAAACGTTGATGACATTCCTGGACATGGTGCAGGTTCTCGGGATGTAATTGTTGAAGCTGATTGTACTCAAGAGGCAAAAAACATCGCAGAAAACATCACTGGAGGAACAGCATATAATTGTTTCCTTCAACGTGAATCTGGTCGTGGTCTTTTTGGTCTTCTTTTTGGTTGATTCATGATTCAAAACAAATCACAAATTATCAAAGTTGCTCGTGAAGTTTCTAAATCACACAAATTCACAAGAGAAGAAAAGTTCAAGATTTTTGTAAATGTCTGTGACAACATGTTAGAATCAGGTAGGATCACACAAAAACAACATCACTCCTGGACAAATGTGTTCTGATTAAAGTTAGTAACCTCTAAAGTTCCCCTGTACTGTAACCACTGATTTCAAATATGCCACTCACTCACATCGAACATCCTGAAGACACCATCCTCACGGGTGATATGACCGCCATTAATGTTCTTTATGGTCGTGGAAATGTTTCTGTGAAGGTTGATGGAGCTCCTGCAATTGTGTGGGGAATTGATCCTAACAATGACAAGTTCTTTGTTGCAACCAAGAGTGCATTTAACAAGAAAAAGATAAAGCGTTGTTACAGTATTGAAGACATTTACACACTTTATGATGAGAAAACTCATGGTAGTTTGATTGAAGTTCTGGTTGCATGTTACAAACATCTTCCTGTAACAATTGGTGTCTTTCAGGGTGATTTTATTGGTTTCGGTGGTAGTGATACTTACACTCCAAACACTTTGACATACAATTTCCCTGAAGTTGTGTCTGAGGATATTATCATCGCTCCTCACACTTACTATCTTGGTGATGACTTTCCTACAATGGAAGCTTATCCTATAGAAGGTGAACTTATCAGCACTGATTCTTGTAAATTCGTTCAACCAGTTGTTGATAGAGTTTTTGGTAATAGTCGAGCTCCAAAGATTAACACCGACATGATTGACTTCTTAAGTGAGAAGGAAGCAAAACAGGCAAAGATGTCAATCAACGCCATCATTCGTTCTGGTCAGGAACTTGATGAAGAGACCTTAATTGACATTGTTGGTTCTCCAATGTTGGCAAATCTTTACATGTTTGTGTTGGAGATGAAGTATGATTTGATGGAAACTTTCATCATTTACGATTCTCCAGATTGTTATCTCAATGGTGAAAAGATTGTAGGTGAAGGTTTCGTAATGACTTCTGAAGATGGTAACACAATTAAACTTGTTGATCGTCCTCAGTTTGCATACGCTAACATGACTCAAGGTCGTTTCAATTAAAGTTAGTAACCTCCAAAGTTCCACTGTATTGTAACCACGTTTTTTGATTATGGGCACTCGTTCACGAATTGGCATTCAACTCAAAGACAACAGTATTCTCAGCATATATCAGCACTGGGATGGTTTTCCTGAGTGGACTGGTCGCATTTTGAACACACATTACAGCACAAAAGAGAAAGTTTCTGAACTGATTGATGGTGGTGATTGTTCATCTATCTGGACTGATGAACGTTGGACTTCTTATGGTTCTTACAAAGACGACGAATATGGTCCTCAATACTATTCACAACGTGGTGAGGATTGTCCTCCTCGTCTTGATAATAATGTGAAAGAGTTTCTCTCTGATGGTGAAGAATACTCTTACATCTTCCGTGATGGTGAATGGATCTGTTACAACATGCACCAGTTTGATGAGAAGAAATCTCCTGAAGTTGTTGAGATTCCAAATGGGGCACTTGCCTGTTGATAAAGTTAGTAACCTCTAAAGTTCTCCTATAGTGTAACCACTGAACTATGATGATCACTCAAACCAAACCCGAATTTCTGACTGAAGCACTGATTGAAGTTCTGAATAATGAACAGAAAGTCAACGCTATCGAATCTTCACGAACCACTTACACTAACTTTGAGTATGAAGTGGGTCGAAAGTATATCAAAGTTTGGTCTTATTTGATCTCTGATGGTGAACGTCTTCGTGGTCGTTCTTGTTACATGTTCGTTGATAAGAACACTGGTGAAGTGTTCAAACCAGCATCATACAAAGCACCAGCTAAAGGTGTGAGGTATCTTATCACTCAACTGGCAGATAATCCTCACATTTGTGATCCTTATGGAAGCTTCTTATACCTCTGATGTTTATGTTTCGAGCATTGTATTACTTTTTTCTGGGGACATTCTTTGTGATTATCATTCGAGTTTTCTCGAATTAAAGTTAGTTACCTCGAAAGTTCCCCTATAGTATGAACAACACTCAAATGACTCTCACAGAACGAAACGAAAGGCTTTACGAACTCCGTCAGAAACTCAACAAGGCTCGTGCAGAAGTTGCATGGATTGAGCAAGAGATTTGGCTTGTTCGTGATCAATACGATCGTCAAGGTCGTGACATTTATCAAGAAATGTTTGGTGAGAAAAACACACTGTGGGATCATCTTGATCGTATGAGTGACACTCCCATGGCTGAAGAAATTTACGGAGGTTGAATGATGGAAAGTTTTTCGATTGATGATCAACTGGTGATGTTAATTGACCGATTGAATAAGGCGATCAATGTTTGTCACACAGCACCTGAAACT